CACGCTCAGCAACTAACTCATCTTTATGTAGTATTCTTGATTGATAAACTTCAACTTTAGGTGGTAATATGTAACCCTCTTTAACTAACTTAGGAGCAGGCACTTGACATATGACTTGACCATACTCTGGCCAGTTCATACCCGCCTTGACAGGAGAGCGACTATGCTTTGGTGTAGCAGTAAAGAAGTAACATCTTTTAGCAAGATGAGAGAAGTGTTCAGTAGCAGGGAAAAAGTTTTTCTGAACTGAATTATGTGCCTCATCAAAATAGATTGTATCAACTTCAATATCAAGTGACTCTTGTATCTTATGTAATGAATGATATGTAGTAAAGATTAAGATATGATCTGTGCTGTTGTGATACCAATACTCAAGTTGGTCTGTCTTAGTTGTACTCTTGTGATGTGTCTCTCCACTATGAACATGAATAACTTCTACACCTTGATTGTAATGGCCATCAAGATTCTGTTCTAGAAACTCAGATGATAGTTGATTAGCAAGTAGAATACGAGGAGCAACAACTACAACTGTCTTAGGTAGAGTATCCTGTCTGAATAGTTTTTTGACATCTTCGATCATACACATAGTCTTACCACCACCAGTAGGAACAATGACTTGTCCTTTAGTATTGTTAGACATGGCGTTTACAGCGTCAAGTTGATGTGGTCTAAGTGTAAGAGTCATTCAAGTAATAATCGTATATACATTATTATACAAAAATGGGGCAGTATATCAACCACCCCATGTGACAGTTATTAAAGTGATCCCATTGGAATATCATCTGACTTTATCAAGTTTTCATCAGCGAATACCAACTGAGCATTCTCTACTGTAGTTAATCCACCCTTAGCATGTGGGATAATGTGATCTACATGAGTTACATTACCATTCATAATATGTTCTAAAGGTATCTCTCTACTACTAATAGCACATTTTTTACCTTGTTGCAACCATAGTAAAGGCCTGATGTTTGCCTCATATTGTCTCTTTGAATCTTTTTGTACAATAACTTCCTCATCTAACTCTGAGAACTCTGTTACAAAAGCTTCAAGTCTCGCAGCTCGATGGCCACCATCATATGATCTTTGAACACCTGAGTAATCCCTCGCATTTAATCCTCTAGTATCCTTCCATAAGATAATATTATTTCCGTTGTCATCAACAGCATTCTTTATCTTGGTGTAAGAGGATACAAACCACTCAAAGAATTTTCTTTTGTTTACAATCTTGTAGTTGTTTGTCAATAGATAATGAACCACCATACAAAGATCAAATCTAGTAGCCTCATTAGGTAATAACTTACCTTCTAAGTCTTGATTAAGACAACACTCTGAAACTATTTTCAATACGTCTCTTACTTGTTGTCTCTCTTTGTTTTGTACTGTCTCACTTGACTCATTCTCATAGGCAGAGTCTCTCTCTGACTTATTGATGTTACCGCCAGTTGATTTCTGAGTATGAACCCATAGAGATACTATAAACTCCTGATGATTTCTTCTCTTTATTGAATCACTTGACCAATAAAGTTGAAAGAATTTTTCAAAATCAACAGACAATTCCCTCACAATACTTGCGAGTTTACATACGATAGCATTTCTTTTCTCCTGTGGATTTAAAGTAACACCATCATTAATGTTAATAAACAACTCACATAAATCCGTAAGACTCGCTTCGGTTACTTTATACACTATCACGCATACATTGTTATCAAAGTGAGTTTTGATAAAGTCTGGAAGTGCAGAATATGTACGAGATGAATTAGTAGGTTTCCAATTTCTATACGCTGGCTGTTCGATACCAGAAATCTTATGTTCAGTAGGGCTCAATCCAAAATTATTTTTAACAAATCTTCCTATAGTTCTTGATCTGTTGTTTCCATCAATACTAATATACTGATAACCAACATCATCTTTTTCTTTAAAGTAAAGATAGTCTGCCGAATCAACTCCATATGTATCTTCGCAGTATTTCATACATGATTGTACATCTGCTAATACTATTGGTGTTGGGCAAGAATTAGATAATAACGACTTAACATACTTTCTTCTTTGTGTGTCGTTCCATCTTTCTTCTGATTGAAATGACAAGTCAAGATATATCTTGTCATCATTTTGTAGCTCAGCAATTCGCTTCGCTGGTATTCTTTGGTGCATGATTAAAATTCATAAACTGAGTGTGTCAAATTTTAAGTCTTAGCAGACTCATCAAATGACTTTTTCATTATAAGACATTATTTTTTAATGTCAAGCATGTATTCTTTGTATAAGATTTCCTCTGCCTTTCTGGCAGCAATCTCGTGTGGTTGATCTTCGTAGTCATAATTCTCTACAGGTTCATTTTTGTAGTACATTTTTGACCATCTTGTTTTGAGAGTTCCATCAATGAATTGCTTCATATGAAACATCTCGTGTAGTAAAGTTTTTATGTAGGTTTCTTTATCAAGATGTGTATCAATCTCGATCTCGAAGTTACGGGGGCGAAACCAACCACCCGTTGTATCACAATACCCAAGGCAACCCTCTCTCTTCATTCCACGATGAATGATATCAAGTGTGATCTTGTGTCTGGGAAAATACTTTTCTATAAACCAAGAGGCAACACTCTTGCATAACCTCGTAGAATAACCGTATCCAGAATGGTAGATGTAAGACATACTCCCCAGTGTAGAAACCAAACAAAAGAACTTACGAATATAAGTTTTTCTTTGGGATTCATAAAAAAACGAAACTAAGCCTATTATAGACTTAATCTCGTAGGTAGTCAAGTTCGGGTGGACAGTTTATTAACTGTCAATTATCCTTCAAGTGCAGCAATTCTTGTTTCAAGAGCATCATTCTTTGCAGAGAGTTCTTTAACTGCGTTGATAAGTAGAGCTGTAAGGTTAGGATAATCTATAGAGTAAGCACTTGCCCAACCGTTTTCATTTGGTGTATCCTCATCAGGATAAAACTTTACAGCTTCTGGAATAATATCTTTACATTCTTGAGCTATGAGTCCAAACTGTTTTTGAGTGCCTTTGTTTGGATCTAATTCACCTGAGCGGTTAATAACGTTGAATTTTTTACCAGTTAATTGTTTAACAGTATCTAATGCTCCAGTAATTTCTTCAATATTAGTTTTACGTCTTTGATCTGAACCTGTTATGAATACACCATCAACTCTAAAATCAATACTAAAGTCACCACCAGAACCATATCCTACTGTTGCTCCAGTTATACCATGAACTCTAAATTCACTATTAGGCCCGTAAGTTGTGCTAGGAGAAATACTAATACTTGGATAATCAGACCATGCTCTATCAAGTCTACCTTGCCAAGGGTCTAAGGATAGAGCTTTATCTCCAACAAGTCTGAATCCAGTAGAAGTTGTGGTAAACACTTCAGTGCCATTATATCTTAGATCAATTGCTCCGCTACCATCTGCGACAAGATTAGATACCCAACTTCCAGATGAATAATTTTGAATATAAAAAGAAGATCCATCGCCAGCAATTAATCTCCACTGATCATTATTATCATCTCCTTCATCTGCTTTTAAGATGATAGATGCATTACCACCCTCAGACCCAAGAACTTGTATTCCTTCTGAATATGTCATAAATTTCGCAATATTATCATTAAACAGCTGTACGGATCCGTTTCTAGTAAAAATTGCCATATTCTCATGATTAGCATCACCACCTTGAGTTGATCTAATATGTAAACCCTCGCCATCGGCTAAACTACAATCAATAAATCGATTTTTATTATTATTTGTTCCACCAGATGTGAAGTTAAGTTCACCACTAAGTAAAGTATCACCAATTATAGAAATGCCACCATCTACCGTCTCAAAAACTTCATCGTTATTATAGTATAGCTCAACTGCTCCATCATCAGTAAATTTTGCCAAAGTTTCACTATTGTCATAAGCTGCAAATACAAAAGTCGTAGCCCTTAATCTCATTTGATTTGGAGAAAGTATTTGAAGCGTACCTGTTCCATTACCGATTACTGATTCTGAGCCATCATGATATATTTGTAAATCTCCGTCAACGCTTAGATCTCCTCCAAACTGTAATTTACCATTATCAGGTAGCCTGACTTTACCACCTGATGTGATGCGAAGTCTTTCTGTTGCAGATTCCCAACCACCGTCAGTAGAACTAGTGAAAAATCTGATACCACCACCAGTAGATGTTGCTGCAGAAAGATTTAAACTATTATCATTACCACCATCAGCATTTCCACACCAAACAGCACCATTTTCTGCCCCTCCATCTTGTTTGAAGATAAGAAATGGATTGTCTCCCTCGGCATTATTGTCTTCATCTGCCTCAATATAAACACGACAATCACCAGATGTTCCAGAAGAAATGTGTAATTGACCATCAGGCTCAGCTGTGCCGATGCCGACCTTACCTGTTGATTTGATACGAAGTGATTCTCTTGTTGCTGGAGTACCAGAATTGTTATATGGAACTCCAAAAGTCAGATGACCATCAAAAGAATTACCAGCAGCCTCAAGAAGTTTTACATATCCAGTTGAGTCATTTGCATGTGACTGATTAAAACCTAACTTTAATATTGCTTCACTTGCTACACTTGCATCATGATTTTTTGCATTAATGAATATAGTCGCTGTATCAGCAGTAGCACTAATAGGACAAACTTCTAATTCTGCTGTTGGCGTATCTTGATTGATACCAACTTTACCATCTGATGTGATGCGAAGCCTTTCACTACCAGCTGTCTCTGCTGTAATTGTATCATCAGAGGGGAATCTGATGGCAGTATTTGTGTCTCCTGTATGGACTATCTTATCAGCAATTGATACGTTTCCACCAACACTGATTTGATCATCTACAACAAGATCATCAGTAGAATGAAAATGTTCTGCGGTTGAAATACCAGTTGCAAATATATTTCCATCAGGACTTAATGTGATACCACTTCCAACAAGAATATTTGATCTTGCAGTAATTATTCCGATTGAATCAACGTTAGTGACATCTTCATAAGTCAATACACCTTCAATATTTACATTTGATGTAAATGTTGCTCCAACACCTGATATATTCTGAACTGAAATATCATCTGTACTCTTGAGTGCAACGTTTCCTGTCCGACCATAGAAACCTGTAACTTCTGAACTTGTTGCACCAGCGAAACCAATATGTCTTGCCTGTATTGCAACTCCAGTATCAGGAGCAGATACAAATGTAAGTGCCTGATTAACAACAGAGTATGATCTCGTGGTTGATCCGTCACTTGGATATTGTGTCACACCATCAAGTGTAACTAAAACATCTTGACTTGAGGGAACTTCCTTTGAGAGAGTGAATATTGTCGTTGATCCATCACCTGTAAAGTTATCAATTGTATTATCTGTTATGTCAAAACTCCCAGCAACCTCTCCTATGAAAGTTGCAAATACTTTATCTGTTGCAGCTGGTGCTGTACTGAATACGATTGTAGAGTCTGCTTCAATACTATATCCAACAGTCGGACTTGATGTTTCTTGTGGTTGTTGTATTACACCATTGATTGATAAACTTATCTGACCAGCACGACTTACATTTGCTTTTGTTCCATTACTATGTGTTGCCTTAAACTTTGTATTGACTCCATCAAACTTGACATTCAATGTATGAGATCCACCAGCAGCACCACTTGTAAGATTAATCGCAGTTGAAGACGCTGCGTTTGAAGCGTTGGTTGCAAGTTTGATTGTGCTTTGATCTACCTTGATTATAAAATATGAAGTTCCATCCGTTAATCCACCAATTGCAGTCCCGCCACCATCTGTGTATGTAACTTTCTGTCCTGTAATAAATCTATGATTAGCGAAACTTAAAGTGTCACCAGAAATTGACACAACAGATGTATCCGTTGCGTCAAAGGTTACAGTAAATGACGCAATATCATCGAGTAACTTAAATGAATTTGTTGAATCACCTACTACAGGTGCATTACCGAGGTATGCCATTTATTTCTTTTTTAGTTATTTATTCTGAAACAACAGTAGATCCTGTAAATCCACCATTTTTACCATCGGGATTCGCAACCTCAGCATCTGCAGCTGATTTAGTGGAATAAGACTTACGATCAGCGTAAGTATCAGTCCATTTGGAATCTCCTTTATAGTAAACTGTTTTGGAATTTAACAGAACAGATTGTTTTTTAATGTGATAAGCCATTGTTTTTAGTTATTTAGTCGGCTGGCGAGATAGTATTACCAGCTTCCAACCATTCTTTTAGGAATCGTGATTGTCCAAGAATGTGTGTTGATACTGACCCATCAGTATTAACTGAATTTACAAGAGTAACTCCAGCTCCAACGACTGGCGATCCATCGACGTTGGTTAGAACAGTTGCGTATTTAGCGGAAGAAATTTTCATAGTTTTAATAGTTTAAAATTCGGCGTCTAAAAGAGCGCTCCAAGATGGTTCCCATACATAAGTCTCTCTAACAGTTGGGTTTGAGTTACCAGCCTGTCTCGATTGATAAAAGAAAAAGGAATTATCTGTAGCTGAAATGGTTATTCCAGTTGTGGAGTTTGCTGAGAAAGCCTGTGTGCCTGGGTCAACCCAATAATTAGTACCTCCACCATCATAGTTATAAGTGGTAGTGCCTGGTGCATCTCTCATTTGAGTGTGCATTGATCTTCCCTGACCATAAAAAATTGTGTTATTACCATAAAATCCGAGGTAAGAAGTAGTTGTACTACTGACTATTTGATAATATCTCTGGCATAGAGTAAGTTCTTCACACTGCAAGCGATGTTCAAACGGTGTGGCTTGATTTCCGACCTCCATTTGAAAGCCAGTCATATAAAAATTGTTATCTGTAGATGACAATATGTTTGTTGCAGATGGTAATCTGTTGGAGGTATTTGTTCCCCAAGCATTTTGATTACTACTACCAGAAAGATTAGATCCACCTGCAAGGTATAGTCTTATTTCTGCTCCTATACCATTGTCGTTGTTAAAACCATTACCAGTGGTATCACCAGCAATAGTAATCACTTTTCTCTCCCAAGTGTTTGCCGAACTTATCGAATAAGTTGTTTGATATGCTCTGCCCGCATCAGGCACATAAAAATAAAAACCAAAAGTTGTAGCTAAATTTGATTTAACATAGAAAGAAAAAGTTACTGTTTTTGCACCAGATGTTCCATATGCTAAATGGGTAAGATCTCTAGACTCTGGTAAGTATTGAATATATGTTTCACCACTAGTTCCGAGACTGGTATCGGCTACTGTGACATCTAATTTTATACTATTATCAAAACCTGATGGAGCATCAGTATCACGAGATGCTACAATTGTTCCATCATTAGTCCTCACATTAAATCTATCAACAACATAAGCGTTTGTATTACCACTATTAATTGTGTGTGAACTAGTGCCTCTTTGATTAATTCTCATGGCTCCATTGATAATCATGTTCTTTCGACCTATCTGTGCTCCATTAATATTAGCACAAGTGATTCCAATACCTGATGCTTCAATGCCTGACTCTGAAATTGTAACTCCACCACCAACTTTAACTGTGCTTGAAGTAGTTACACCTGTTGCAAATACATCACCATCTGGACTTAATGTGACTCCAGATCCAACCTTTGCAGTGCTGTTTGCAGTAAGTGTATTAGTTGTAAGAGTTGTGACAATCCCTGTGGTGGCTGTTAGAGTTGTGACAATTCCTGTGGTTATTTTAGTTGTGTTTGCTGTTAATGTTGTTACGATACCTGTTGTGGCAGTCAAAGTTGTGACAATACCAGTGGTTGCCTTTAAGGTTTCAGCTGTTGTAATTCCAGATATATCCACTCCAGTAGGTGACAACGTAATCGTTCCCACCCCAGTCTGACTATTAAGTTTATTGACTCTAATTTCTGATGCCATTTGGGTTCACTTTCCCCCTTTGTTTTAGTTATTTAGTTTAATCAGCGGCTTCTGCCGTATTTCCCTCGGCCACCCAAGCGAGGTAAGCTTGGTAATCACTATTATCTTCCACAAATGGAATAATTGTAAGTTTGTAAGGCTCTGAATCACCTTCTTGTATTTTTACAGAGTCAACAATACCGTCAGGATTTTTAATTAATTTGTAAATTGGATTTGTTGGATAAGCCATAGTTAAATTTCCGCCTCTAAGTGTACATATGCGTTTTCATTAGCTAGTTGTGCTCTATAAGATTGACCTGTTGTGGGGTTTGCTGATAAATTATTGTTTTGATATAAGAGCATTACTCTAGGACTAGGTTGATATGTTTGCCAACCATCAAAGGTGATTGTACCACTAGCATTCATTGCATTATAATAACCAGTAGAAGATGCATGTACCAATGATGGAGTAGTTCTCATGCAAGGATAATGAATTGTCGTTTCAACCTGAGAAGTAGAGTATGAATGACAATTCATTAATTGCAACGTGGTGCCACTGTCTCTTCCATCGGCAATAACATAGTAGTATCTCTGGCAGAGTGAAAGATTCTCACCATAGGAAATATGTTCAAAAGGAGTCGCTTGAGATCCAAGTTCTAATTGCACATTTGAAAGTTCATAATAAAAAGCATCATCACTGCTAGTTTGACCTAAACTAGAGAACTGAAACGATACAGTCATATTCTGCATGTTTACGGGAGGCGTGAAGGTCTTTGTATATCTTGTCCAAGTTGTAGGCAAAGATCCCTGAGCTATTTGATGGTGAGTTTCACTTGATGCTGGTGTTGTGGAATATGAAGCTGCATTTACACCTGTATAATAGTTACTAAATGAGAGAAAATTACCATAAGATCCACTACTCGCTGAAAAAGTTGCGGCAGAGAATTTTATATAAAAAGAGAGAGTGCATTCTCGACCAGCGAGAGGTCTTGCATTTATAGCCTCAATATACTGTCCAGCTGATATTCGGGTGGAAGTACCATTAGATGATCCAACTCTTAAACAATAAAATCCATTTCCCTGACCTGATGCGGTATTAATACCACTTAAACTTTGTCTACTATGTCTTCCAGCCTGATATTGAATGGATCCAGTCCACCGATCACATCTCATTGCCTTTGCACTATTCAATAATTGTGGTGATCCTGCCGAATCAGGTGTTCTCTGCCAGACATTAAAATCTCCATTAATTAATACATTTTTTCTTCCGATTGGAGCTCCGTTTATACTTCCACAAGTGACTGCGATACCAGCAGCAACCACTCCATCTGAGTTAATTGTGACTGCAGCACCAACATTTGCAGTGTTAGTAACAAACGTTGTAACGATTCCTGTAGGAGCTCTTAGTGTTGTTATATCTCCTGTTGTCGCCTCTAATGATGTGACAATTCCTGTCGGCGCTCTTAGTGTTGTTATATTTCCAGTTGTTGCTTCAAATGTTGTTACAATTCCTGTTGTAGCGGTTAAAGTTGTAACAATACCTGTGACTATTTTTGTCGCACCTGTGCTATCTATTCTTAATCTTTCCGTATTACTTGCGTCACTCGTATGAATCGTCAGCAAGTTATCACTACCACTCGCAGTCGTGATACTTGTTATACCAGATATACTTTTTGGATTTACTACAGTCATTTGGGTTCACTTTCCCCCTAATTGTTTTACTATTTAGACTACAACATAGTTGCCGTCAACGGTTAATGTTCCAGCAATCGACACTGGGCCTGCCATCATGCCTCGGAAACTAGTTCCGATATAATGAATTCCTGTCAGTTCACTATCGTGTATGATCATTCCGTTTGCAACATACAAACCTTTGAATGAATTACCAATTCCAGTTAGATCATTATCATCAACTGTTGAGGTATTAACACCTACAGGTGTATTTGTAGATATACCAGCAGTCTCAGATACAAACTTACCAGCAGATACTCCAGTTAGAAATCGACCATCACCACGAACACTCGTAGCACTCACAATACCCGCTACGATGAAAGTACCAACACCAGTATATTCACCGAAAGCTGAATTAAGTTTTGTTGCATCAACTGTTCCATTCGCAGGCGTGCCAATAGTTACCGAATTACCCAATGCAATAATGAAAATTTGTGCATCAGCAGTCGGTGGATTTGAAAAAGTTATCTGATCGTTACTAACTGTAAAAGAAGTTCCAACTTCCTGTATGACACCACCCAATGACACTAAAAGTGCATTTGCAGATCCTGGCGTATATGAACTACCACCTGTTGTTAAATTAAAAGTCGTCTTCGATCCATCAAACTGGGATTGTAGATCGTCCAGTTTAATAAAATTACCCTGCGTTAATTGTCTTCCTATGTACGGCATTTGGGTTCACTCTCCCCCTAGTTTTAGTTATTTAGTTAAAATTCAGCATCAGCTGACCATGCGAACCTCATAAAAGCGTTTCCACTATTATTGATATAGTTACCAGTTTTAACTCCCTCTATATGTCTAAAGAAAAATCCATTTTTTGTTTTGTTTAAGGTATTCCAACTAGTAACATCAATATCCGAATTACCTTGGCCTGGAATTTCTAATCTAGCTTTATTCTCTGCGGTACTATTATACCATTTAAATGTGTAATCGTCTCTTATCATTTGTGTTTGGAACACTACTACACCGTCATAAAAAGCGTTATGTTTGCTGAGACTCATCGCACCAGAACCATTAGCCCAAGTATCATTAGATAGTCGTGGTTCTCCTTCTCCATCATATGATGATTGATAATATCTTTGACAATCTTCAAATTGATCAAATTTATTTCTAAATTCAAATGGTGTTGCTATCGGCCCTCTTTCAAGTTGCCATCCTGTTGTTTTTTCGCCTGGATCTAAAGTAAACTCAACTTGTAACATTTTATTTGACCCACCAATAGTTCCTGAGAGAGTGAATGTTCTTACAATTCTTACCCAACCTGTCGTAGTAGGATAAGAATCTACCGTCCCTCTTGTCACACTTCCTGTGCCTTCACGAGTATCTCTTGATGAAATCGAAATGGTATTACCAGATGTAGCACTTGCTCCTTTCACATAGAAGGAAAATGTATAAGATTGATTATGAACAAAAGGTGCATTGACGCCTGTATTATATAAATGAACATTTGTTCCTATATTAATAGCTGCATCACAGTTATTATGAGTTGAATATGCAAATCCATCTGGAACATCAGTCGATCTTTGCACAGTGCCAGAACTTGTTGCTGGGCCGTACCACCAGAATCTATCACATCTAGTAACAAAATTATCTAGAGCAGTGCCTCCAGAGACGTTGACACCACGTTGCCAAAACCACATATCACCGTTAATAAACATATTACGATGTGATAAAGCATCTGGATTTGATACACCACTACTTGTGGTTACAATGCCAGTTACAGTGACGCCCGTATTTTTAGTTTCTAATTTAACATTTCCAGCGTGATGCAATTTAATTGTATCATCTTTCTGACCTTCAAGAATTGTTGTAGGAGAAGCTCCTTTAGCAGCCATTCCGATAAGGAAAGTTTGTCCATTGTTAATGGTGTACATCGAAACACCATAATTACCATTATCACTAAGTGCTAGTCCACCACCATGATTTCCATTTACATTAAGTGCAGATTCTGTAGCCCAAGCAGCATCATTAGGAGAAAATGTTTGACTAGTGTTACCAATAGCCACACCTTTTGATTTTGTGGTGAGTGTAAGAACATTATCATAGTACAGCTCTACTGCCCCGTCTTCAATAAAAGCTGCTAAAGTTTCAGTATCACCAGCATTTCTAAATTCACCTTTACTGGTCGCAAGTCTTAAATTACCAGTGCCACTATCTTTTATGTAACTTGTAGATCCGTCATGATATATTTGTAAATCTCCGTCACCAGAATCTAATGCTCCTCCAAACTGTAATTTACCACTATCAGGTAGTTTTACATTACCACTTGAGTTAATACGAGCTCTTTCAGTACCACCAGTCTCCACTGTAAATGTATCAGCAACAGGGAATCTTATCTTTGTGTCTGTATCTCCTATGTGGACTATTTCTTCCCCAATGAGTATATTACCATTAACAGCGATTCCATAATTTGCTGAGCTTAATCTTGAAGTACCCTCATGAAATAATTCTACACCACCATCAGAGCCTGTGCCAAGAGAGGAAAAACCAACTACAGACACATCTCCATCAGGACTTAATGTAATACCACTTCCAACAAGAATATTAGATCTTGCAGTAATGATACCAACTGCATCTACATTTGTTACATCTTCATAAGTTAATGTACCACCAACCGAAACAGTTCCACCAACAGCGAGTGTGTTCGTGACTGTAAGAACACCAACAGTAACATCCGTGGTGTTCTTTATAACTTGTCCTGTGACTTTGGTGAGTGCCATTTATCCTTTTTGAATTATTTATTCAACAACCTCTGGTTCTGAGGGTGCTTCTGGTTCTGGAGTTGTCTCCTCTTCTTTTGGTAAAGTCACACCGATTTCTGTAAGATACTCAATTGCACCTGTGACTTTCAATAATAAATTTTTCTTTGTTTCAATCTCTCGTGATAGTGTAACTTGCTGATCAGCAAGTGACTTGAGATGAGTTTGATGATCTGGTACTTCAGCCATAATTAAAAAATAATTTTATCTCTATTATATATCATAGTTTTAAAGGTGTCAATTATCTAACGAGATAAAGATCCTTGACTGAATCTATCTCTTTCAATTTGACCCAGTTAGATGGTATCACAGCAGTCTTTCTAATTCTAATCTGACCTAACAATCCAACAACACCCCATTCTTTTCTCATAGATCTTGGAACATAAGAATTATCTAATGATGAGTCATAATCAGAATTTTCGATTCTCTCTGTTTTCACGAAATTAGATCTAGTTTCTGCGTCAGAGTAAATAAGATTTCCATCCTCATCTTTTTGTTCTTCAAACACCTCTCTTCCCCACTCATCGTGTTTATATCTACCTTGCCAGTTGAATTCGTGTGCGCCTCCAATAATACCAGCAGTTCCTGATATCGCACCAATTACAGTTTCTCCCTCTTCTGCAATTTTAATCTTTCCAGTTAGACCATCAATTGATACAGTGTGTCCTATACGATCTTCATTACTTGGATTACCATCTGACCATTCAAACATTTCAGCATAGTCTAAAGATTGGTTTTGAGATAGACTTCCTTCTATTGCTATGTTTCCACTATTAGTATCAAAACGATGTCTTAATCTAACATTATTATCACTGACGCTAATATCATGAAGATAAAGGAAATCATCAACACCTATTTGAGCTTGTCCATCTCTTCTGAAAATATGTCCATCTCCATCTATGTCACGATAATCTTCCGCTGAAAGATCAAACCTTAGACCACCCTTTCCAACTTGAACTTTTCGATCAGAAGTGTTATTAGCACCTTTTGAAAATCGAAGATGAAAGTCCCAGCCACCAGTATAGTAACTGTTGAAGTCCATTGTCTCACCGTTACTAGCTTTGATTTGGAATTTCTTATTATTATCAGTGTTATCATCAGCATACATATGAAGTTGAGCACTACCATTAACTCGGGCAATCATATCTACATTACAGTCTTTGGTTGATTCTACGTTATTATTACGAATCGTGAGACCATCATATCTAGTGTAAAGGTTTGAATCTGAAGCACCATCGTAATGTAAATGAACAGGCCCGTTGGCCTGACAATCTACTGCTATTTCACTATCAACTGTTCGTAGTTTTACATCACCAATACTTTGCACATAAAGATGACCAGTTGTATTTTTTATTACAGTTCCGTCTGTTCCTGTTGTGTCATGATATAGCTGAAGGTCTGCACTCGCTCCGATTAGTAACTGGGCATTATCATTTGGAATGCGTATATTGCCACTTGAGTCGATTATAAATTTCTCACTCCAACTAACTGCACCATCAGCAGAACCAGAAGAAGCTAATGAAAATTTAAGTTCATCCTCCTTCATTGCAAGCCAACTTGCTCCACCATTATGCCTATATTTCCAACCACCATTGTAATAATGATTGCAACCCAGTGAGGTAGTCCAATCTCCATTTGCTTGGAAGTGAAGTGAACCATGTTTACTATTTCCTCCACCTTCTAAAGCCACAAAAGTAGGAACGCTATCCCAACTGCCAGGAGTTACATTTAATCCAACATGACCACCACTGTTGATGCGAAGTTTTTCTCCACCATTAACTTCAATTAGTAAATTATTGATATTATTATCGTATCTAATTTGCCCTGCATTGATATCATCTGGATCACCCATCATAATATAAGCACTCTTATCAGCTGGTGACATCATGTTGAATACACAATGATTATCGTTTTCTATTGCCAATACAGCATTAGTATCAGCAGACATGGTTCCAGCAGAAGCTTTAACAACATGTAACGTGCAATCTGGACTAGAAGCGTTGATGCCAATTTTACTATCAGATGTAATCTTAAGTTTCTCACTTTGACCCAACTGGAAACTCATAGTTTCACCTGTTGTCGTAGCATTAGCATCAACATCTATTTTAAATGCTGCACCAGTTTGCTCTAATCTTGTGTCACATGTAGGATCTGAAATTAAGATACCACCACCAGCATCACCACTTTCAAACTTAGCAATTGTATTAGTTGTAGGATGATACGCATGAAGTCTATAATCAGAACTAGGAGTTCCAATACCAAGACCACCTGATGCGATGCGAACTCTCTCAGTGCCGTTGGTTTCAAATGTAATTGTATCAGCGTCAGAGAATCTGATTGCAGTATCTGTGTCTCCTCGATGAACTATTTTATCATCTATTAATAAATCACCAGCAATTCCCTCACTAAAGGTGGAAATACCAGTTGCAAATATATCTCCATCCTTACTTAAAGTTATTCCACTACCAACTACAATACCATTTCGAGCGGTTATAAGACCTACAGCATCTATATTTGTTACATCTTCATACGTCAGAGTTCCAGCGATTGATACTGTTCCGCCAATCGAAACATCACTCACAAAGTTGACTGTGCCACCAACTGAAAGAACGTTATCTGATGCGTTTAATGTCGCAATTGTTGTAACACCAGCAAATTGAATGCCAGTATTAATACCAATGCTTCCAATTTTGGTAAGTGCCACGTTATGTAATCTCCATGATTGTCAAAGCAGCATCAACACTATTATTTGTGTCGCTGTCTACAGTTAAAGTATCTGTTGTCTCTAATACAACTTTGTTTCCACCCATAAATTCAAGTGATGATCCTTGTGGAATCGGAGCATTCTTAAGTAACTTGACATCTTCAGTTGTGCCTGCACGGGTGATTCCAACTCCAACATTAACACCAGATCCAGATGTATTTGAAAGTGTGATACCAATCACAACAGTTGTTGTTGCGGCAGGAGCAGTGTATATTCCCACTGTGGTCACTCCCACATTTGCTTTTGTTTTTAATTTAAACGTGTTTGCCATTT